GATAGGTCTCCCTCCTCGAAGCACGACGAGGAGTCACTCAAGGGGTGCCTTACGGCGCTCATGCAGGTCGTGATGACCTTTGGGTACAAGGGTCCCTGGGATTCCCGGACGACTTTGGACCACTGGGCCAGGGGGAGCTCCATTTGCGGGTGGGAGAAGTTTGTCAAGTACAAACTGGCAAGCTTCTTCGCCGCGCAAAAAGATCTAGAGCTCCCCCAGGCACCAGACTGGCCCGAGGATTTCCGGGATAATCCGAGAAGTCTTGTGGGGGGGAGGGTAGGGCGTTTCATCAGACTATACCTTCAGGCAAGCGACCCGGAGATGCGCGACGAGCTCCTCTTCTCCATCAAGATGGCGAAGAAGGGCATGCCGCGCTCCTCGGACGAGACGCTTGCGAAGGCCGTAGTCGATACGGTGACAACACTAACCTCCCCCAAACCAAGACCATCACACCGCGAAGGCAAGCCACTCATCAGCTGGGTGGAGCTCACGGAAGAAAAGGTGCACCAGGGGGTCGAGCCCGTTCTCAATGAGTGGACGCTGCAACAGCAGCTCACACGCACTGTGGACGAACTCTTTCCCCCAGACGCGCCGGACTCCTGGCTACCCACCCAGTCAAGGGTGAGGGCCTTCTTTCCTAGCACTAGTGCCAACTACATCCGCTCAAGGGCAGGAGCGGGGGCAGTGGGAGCGCTACTAGAATCTGGGGTCCTCGAAGGCTTGAGGACACCAGGCGGATACCTGCATGCAAAGACAACCCACGGGGGGGCGAAGAGAGAGGAGGAGATAGAGGAGGAGGATCGATTTAGAGTCGAGCTGGATCCCGAGGGCGAGAAACGGTTCGAGCAGGCTTTTCAGACCCTATGGCTTCGGACATTAAAGGAGGCAACAACCTCCGACAATGTGGTCGAGGCCGTAGGGCTCAAAGAGTCGCTCAAGAACCGCGTCATAACCAAGGGGAACCCGTTCAGACAGACGGTCCTCCGGGCTCTGTGGAAGCATATTCACGACAAGATGCGGAAGCACCCCGCCTTCGCCCTAATCGGCTCAGAACCAGTCGACGCTGTATACGTACAGGATCGAATGGGAGCTAATCTGGGCGAGGACGAGCGCTACCTCAGTGGGGACTACAGGGCGGCCACGGACAACCTCTACAGCTGGATAAGCAACGTGATTGCTCGCCGGTTAGCGAACAACATGAGGCTCTTCCCGGTTGAAGAGAGACTGTTCGTGGACTCACTCACACGCCATGTAGTCCTACACCCCGTCACGAAAGAACTACTTCCACAGACAAACGGACAGTTAATGGGGTCGATCACTAGTTTCGTGATACTGTGCATCGCCAACGGCACTGGGTTGAGGTGGGCAAGCGAGATTTCGACGGGTCGAGTGACCACGCTGAAAGACGCCCCCATAATGATCAACGGTGACGATGGCGGAGCGCGACTCAGGACCAGAGGCTACGAGGCGTGGCTGCGAATAAGTGCGGCGATGGGCTTAGAGAGCTCGATCGGGAAGACCTACTACACGCGCGAATTTGTCGAGATTAACTCAAGACAGTTCACACGGCTGCAGGGCGACCCGGACGAGATCTTAACCTCCAAAGTAAAGGGAGGAAAGCTCACCACACTACCCGACGGCCGACAGACCATGACCAGGGAGGTCAGGACCGTAACCCGTCGCCAGATCTGGTTCCGAGCGGTCAAGTTCGTCAATCTGGGCCTGCTTGTCGGCCTGAAGAGGTCGGCCGGCAGAGTCGGGCTCGACACCCTGACAAACCCAGTAGACGGACTCGCGGCACGGTACACGGAACTCCTCAAATACTGCCCTCCACATCTCCAAGAAGGCGTCCATAAGGCCTTTATCCGACATCATAGAGCGATACTGCGTGGGACCACGTTACCCTGGTACGTGCCTACATGGTTGGGGGGGATTGGACTCATCGGCCACCAAGAACCATCGGAACTCGACTGCAGAGTTGCAGCCGCGATCCTCTGGAACTGGCGGAAGAGACACCCCATCCCCACATCCAAGTTGGCGGCACCATGGCGTACATGGGAACTGGCCCAGAAGGGCCTCCCACGACCGTCGGTGTCCGAGACACGCGACGCGGGTACTGAAAATTACACCAGCATTGTGAGCGACAAGTGCGTCGATCTTCTGTTCGACTCGAACATCACCCTCAGCGACCTGTATCAGGTCACAAGGGGTGACACAGAGTGGAAACAGAGGCTCAGACACAACGAGCGGCTCTGGGAGCTCAAGCGCTACAACAAGCTTCCACCTCCAATGACAAGAGAGGCAATGCTGTTCAGACCCAAGTATCATTCTTACGACGAAAGATTGGACGCCGTACCCCTCTCCACCTCGGTGGCTCTTGACCGTGAGCCAACCGAGGTCCGACCCCCCGTCGAGTGAAACACTGGACATTGTGACTACAGCAACTGGAGTACAGTTTGCTGCTCTGACGCAGTGTGGTG